TGCGCTCTGACATTCTGCTTGATCTCAAACAAAACATGGATGAAGTGTCAGTATTTTTGCGACGATTCCCTCGCAAAGTAATACTTGGTGCATTGGCAGACCCTACAAACGCAAGGTCTGAGGAAATCCTGCGAGAGATAAGTAGATTCTACTTTGCAATAAGTCCGCACTATCGCAGAGCCGTGATAATGCTTGGCACTATTCTTACTAACAACTACGTAATACGTCCTATATTTAACATATACGAAGTTGATAAAAATGAACTTGAAAAGCAATATATTGATTATGCCATTAAGTGTGACCGCTACAAGTTTAAAGACATAAATCCTCAGATAATGATACGGACTCTTGTGGATGGCGTGTATTATGGACTTATGATTGAGGATAAACGCAGTTTCTTTTTGAAGCCGTTGCAGCACAAATGGTGTAGACTTGCCGCAGTCGAAAATGGTGTGTGGCGATTTGCGTTTGATCTCAGTTATTTTGATAGCAAGAGAGCAAAACTGATGATATCCTCATACGGTTCTGAGTTTGAAAGAGCGTACTTAAAGTATAAAGGCGATAAGGAACGTGGCATTGAGGGTGACAAGACATTACGCTGGTTCATCCCAAAGAATCAGATTTGCATAAAATTTGATGAAGAATATCCGTTCATTATACCGCCTCTCGCTGGATGTTTTAAAGCAATTATAGACCTTGAAACGTATCAGGAGATTAAGAAAGACGGAGCGATACTCGATAATTACAAACTTATTAACTATACAGTTGAAACCGACAAAGACGGCAATCCCGCTTTGCCATTTGAGCAGATAGAAAAATATTACAATCAAATTGCGGGCGCAGTTCCCGAAGGTATAGGCATTGCAGTCAATCCGTTTAAGGCTGAGGGCATTACGCTTAAAGATACGCAAAATGCTGCAAATGATTATACGGAAGATGCTACTCGTGATCTGTTTAACAACATGGGCATTAGTCCTCTGTTGTTTGGTGTCGGCGCAAATCCTACATATAAGGTAATTGAGCTTTCGCTTATTGTGGATGCCTCTATGATGATGAAGGTGTTGAAGCAGATTGAGCGTGTGTTCAATGTTAAGTTTCAGCGTGAAATGTCTATTCATGGCGACTATTTGTTTGAGGTGCGTTTCCTTGAACAGAACACCTTCAACAAAGATGAAGTGGCGGATAGATTGCAGAAGTCGTCTATGTACGGGCTTCCCTCAAAATTGCTTTATGCCGCTGCGATAGGTCAAGAACCTATTGATTCATATACAGCAAGTTATCTTGAAAATGATGTACTTGGCTGTGGTACAAAGATATACAATCGTCCTCTTATAAGTAGCAATACGCTCAGTGGCGGAAATGTTGAGAGCGAGGGTGGTAGACCAGAGACAGAGAATCCGTCTGAGAATACGGTAGAGTCGGTGGAAAACAACGATAACTACAAGTGAGGAAACGAGCATGAATTTTATAAAGGTATTAGAACCTAAGCTGCAAGAAGAACTTGCTGGCTTGGGTTTTTCTTATACAATTGAGCAAATCGGCGAGAAGCAAATTTATGCTTTTGCTGATTGCAAAGAGCTAAGAGAACATATTGCCAAGAACTACTCTGATGCAAAGAACGTGTGTTTCTTTGGTGATAAGCTGTTCTTTTAAGTTCAGAGAAATAATGAAGGAAGGAGGTAGAAGCAATGGAGAAATTTAATCTGAATAACATTTCAAAGTTTGAATTTGTCAAGCCTATAAATAAAGAGTTCTCTCTGTTTAAGTGCTATGTGGCTGGCGTTGGGGCAAACAGAAATATGAGCTACATTTCAAAAGAGAGAATGGATGATGCACTTCCCACTTTATCTTATGCGCCTGTTGTCGGGCATCTTATTAAGAATGAGGACGGAACTTACAGGCTTGGCTCTCACGATGCAGTATTTGACATGGAGACTTGGGAAATTGTTCCTCTTACTGTGCCAGTTGGTGTTGTAATGGCAGGTGATTTCGCTTACGAGACTATTAACGAATATGGCGTTGATGTCGATTATTTGTGTGCTTATGTCATTTTGTGGACGGGCAGATATCCAGAACTCTTTGATTGTCAATATAGCGACGAGATATTCTGTGCTGAAAGCATGGAAATACAAGTAAATGAATATAGACCTTGGGCAGAAGATTCAAACTATATTGAAATTTTAGATTTTAGTTTTTCTGCATTATGTCTGCTTGGAAAGTCTGACGATCCTAAGTTGAACAATGAGCCATGTTTCATTAATTCTCGTCTTGAGCCGATTAATTTTAGCGCAGATGATTTTGTGGCTAAGTTTAATGAATTAAAAGATGCTGTTAAAGAATGTTTTAACCCAGAGGAAGAAGGTGGCAAAAACGTGGTAGAAAACACAGAAATGGAAATCAAAACTGAGGAAGTTGTAGAAGCTGAGGCAGCGGTTGCTGAAACAATTGAGCAAGTTGATGAGCCAGTAGAAATGGCTGAAGAATTTGAGGCAACAATTGATGAAACTGTTGATTATGAAGCTAAATACAATGACGCTGTGGCTGAGATTGAAAGTTTGAAGTCTCAGATTGCAGAACTCACTCCCTACAAACTTGCTGCTGAAAAAGCAGAAAGAGAAACTGCTGAAAGCAAAGTGTTCTCTAAGTATGATTCTCGCATTGGCGAAATGGCTGAATATGCAGAACTCAAGGCTAAGGCTGGCGAATATGCGATTGACGATCTCGAAAGAGAATGTCTCATTTTGGTCGGCAAATTTGCTATGAGTGAAACCAAAGAAAACCCTGTAGAGCCTGAAACAGAGGCTACAATCACATTTGCACTTGACGAAACACCTGAATCAAAGTTTGTAAATCGTTACGGCAATGTGTACGAAGATTATAAAACAAGATAACGAAAGGAAGGTAAAAATATGGCACACGGAATTTTTAGAAGTGACAATTGCACTTATACACACGATCCTGCGAAGATCAGAACAATTGAAACATATGGTGAAATCGACAACGGTGCTCCTATCACACTCGGCGCACTCGCTACAACTGGCAAGTATGCTGGCGAAAGAGAGGTTTTCACAACTTCTGCTGCAACAGGTGCAGAAGCAACTGCTGTTTTTGTAGTTACAACTCCTGAGCTTGACTATGAAAAGTATACACTTGGCGAATTTTCAAACGCTTCTGGTGCAATCGGCAGAGCAGTTGCAATGGAAAAGTATGACATTTTCTCAGTAACATCTGAGGTTCTTTCTGCTATTCCTACAACTACAAATAAGTACATCGCTGCTGGCAACGGCAAGTGGACTGTATCAAGCGCAAGCACAAAGGCTTTTGCACAGTTCCTCAATTCTGACGTTCAGGACGGCGTAACATTCTACGGATTTGAAGTCCTCTAATCAAGACAAGAAAGGTGGTAATAATATGAGTAAGGATTTAAGACAGCTTGCTATCGACGTTTACAATGGCGTTGATGTAAAGTTTGAGAACGGCGAAACTGGCGAAGATATGATTCGCAACGCTCTTTGCAAAGCTTTTAACGGTGTGAACCTTAATGACACTAAGGCAGTAAGAAACGCTCTTGCCTATAACAAGGTTGATTTCGAGATTATCAATGAGCTTATTGATGTAGCTCTCGATCTTTCAGCACAGGAGAACTCTGAAATCTGGAATTTTGTTGATTTCAAGTCTGCTGCACTTGGTGACAAGAATAAGTTCACAGTAGAAGGTAGCGATCTTCTTCATGTTGATGTAATTACTCACGGCACTCAGGGCGTTCGTAGACAGCGTATGCTCAGTAAAGAGTTCTCAGTAGAGACAACTACTAAGGCTATCAAGATTTACGAAGAAATGGTACGTCTTGCAGCTAACCGCATCAACTGGGCTAAGTTTGTTGAAAAGATCGGCAAGTCATTTGACAATGATAGATTCAACGCAGTAGCTACTGCATTTAGCGGAATTACTGCTTCTGGCGACTATTCTAAGGGTTCTGCTGGTACAGCTTTCAACGAGAGCGATATGATTGATCTTCTTACAACTGTTGAGAATGACGGCAATACACCTAAGATTTTTGGTTCACTCCAAGCTCTCCGCAATCTTACAATGGCTATGGCTGGCGATGAAGTAAGAAGAGATTATTACAACTTCGGCTATATGGGCAAGTTCAACGGCTACGATACATTCCGTATTTCTGGCAAGAACGTTCCTACTGACAAGATTTTTGTAATCGGTTCTGATGATAAGTTTATCAAGATGTTTGATGAGGGTGACACTCTCACAATCGCACACAACTTCACAGAAACAGCCGACAAGACACAGGAACTTATGGTTGAGCGTACATATGGCGTTGAAGTCATCATGGCTGGTAACGTTGGCGTATACCAGCTTTAATTTTGAAGAATAAAAGGAGATAAACATATGGAAAGAATAACTATTAGCGATGATTATATCGTTCCTGTAAAGTCCAATTTTGATGGCACTCTTACATTTGGCGATAATGGTTGGAATGAAAAGTGGTATCACATTGGCGATGTTGTTGATATGCCGTGGAGTGGGGTCAAGGATATCCGAAAATACGGAAGAAAGTCTTTCGAGAAGAATTGGCTTATCCTCGAATCTACGAAGGACTATACAGCAAGTCAGCTTTACGAGGCTCTTGGTGTGTCTGAGTATTATCCTGACGCTGATAAATTTAAGGACGTTGAAGTTCTTATATCAATGAAGCCAAAGGAAATTGCTGACTATCTCAAAGGAATGAGCGCGGATTATCGCAGTACATTCACTTCATATGCAAAAAGATTGTATCAAGACGGCGATCCACGTATGGATTCTAAAGCAAAAATCGCTACTCTTGAAAAAGTTCTTGATGTCGATTTTAACGAGGTGTAAATATGGCAACAGACTACAGCGTTGTGTATGATAGTTTCTTGGGCAAAATCACTGATACTGATTTGGCTGATATGACCGAGGAAGCTGCAAATGGCGTTATGTCTGACTTGCTCAAACAGGCTGTTGTAAAATTCAGCGAGTCCTGTAAAAAGGACTTGCATACAGTTACGGTGTCAGGCTGGGAGGATGATCTTGACGATTACGAAATAGACATCCTCTCAGAGCTGATGGTTGAGGCATGGTATAAGCCGCGCCTCAACTTTACTGAGCTGTTGCGTAATAAACTTAGTACAAAGGATTTTACAACATTCTCCCCTGCTAATCTGCAAAAGGAAAATCGTGAGTCATATGAGTTGGCTCATAGCAGAGCGAGGTCTATGATTAACGAGTATTCCTTTAGGATGAACAACATAGGAGAGATGAGATGAGCAAAGATGTAAGAGTGCCTTTAAGGGCATTAGACGGCTATTTGCAAAATCTGATTGACAAGGTGTTTAAGATATTGCCAATGAAAGAAGAACAATGCAGTACGCTCCCATCGTATTTGCGTAGTTTGGAGAGTGAGCTTGTGGGTTGCTATAAGTTGTGGGATGAACTCGCAGACGAGCCACAATTCTTCGCTCTCATAAATGTTGTCAATTTTCTTGCTGTTGAAGAATATGACGTTGCTGTTTGTAAGCGGGAAGTCTTTAAGGCAATACACCTTGTAGAAAGCGTAAAAAAGAATATTAGAGAGGAGGGATGAAGTGGCGAGTTTTGATGCTTATGTAGCAAGAGTTAATCAGCGTGGCGATACTGAGCGTGAACGCACTCTTTATTATCAGAAGCGTTATCTCAAAAATCTTGCTATCAATTCCCTCTCTTGTAAATCGTGTTTGGTAAATGGCGTAAACCAAAGTCTTGTCATTGACGATGGCACACTTCCCTACTACAAAGATGTAAAAAGTTTACCTGACGAATATTTTAATGCTGGCGATCTGGTTGAATGGGCTGATTCAATGTGGCTTATAGTGTCTTGTGATTGGGACAAAGAAGTTTATACTTATGGTAAAATGCAACAGTGTAATTATTTGCTGAGATGGCAAAATAAAGACGCTGAAATTATAGAGCGTTGGGCTGTTGTGCTTTCTGCCTCTAAATATAACAACGGCGAAAAATATAATAATATCATCGTTGTGGGTTCTAACCAGTTAATGATTTATTTACCAATAGATGAGGAAACTCTGAAATTAAAATCCGACAAGCGACTTATGGTTGACTTTAATACAGAATCGCCAAAATGTTATGACATTACACGTACCGATACTGTTACTATGGGCTACGATGGAGTTGCCGAACCAAGATATGATGGTAAGGGCTGTATTCTTTTAGTTCTTACTGAAACAGAGATTAATCCCGATGTTGACAGAATTGACTTGATGCTTTGCAATTACATAGACCCATCAGATGTGCCGCAGCCTACTTCTCCCATCCTCATACATTATAGTGGCAACCCCGAATTAAGAATCGGTGGTCGTAAGACCTTTACAGCGGAGACAGATGTGAGTGATATTACATTCAATCTGGTATATTCTGCGATGTTGGAGGGTAAGCTGACGTATACACAAGACGGCAATAAGTGCGTTGTAAAATGTGCAAATGATTCGGCATTGGTTGGGGCAAGCTTCAAAATTGAAGTCGCAGGTGGCGGTCAGCGAAGTGATTTGCTGGTTAGTGTCATTGGTGCGGTATAGGAGGTGTTAGGATTTGGCGAGATCAAAAATCATAAGAGAGTATAAGAACAAGATTATATCAGAGTTGTCTCAGGATGACGAGATTATAAGAGGTCTTGGGCTGAACGATGGTGAATCGGAAGATGATTTGATTTGGGTCAGACTAATGCCGCACCGTTATGTCCCAAACACACAGGAAAGCGTAAAAAGTTATATTACGGTGGAAATAAATATTCCTCAAAGGCGTTTACGCTATGGCGAAAGCAGTAGTAATATTTGGACTCACCCATATATTATATTTAATATTATTGTGCATCAGGACGATATGAAACTCAATTTGGTTGGTGAGAGTGGTACAAGAATGGACTATCTTGCAGAGCTTGTTGAAGATAAATACGACGGGAGACAAGATTTTGGCGTTGGAACTTTATCTTTGATATCTGATGTTGCAGGTGATGTTAATGATACCTATAGGGTAAGGGAGCTTGTGTTCGAGGCTGTTGATGTCTCAGGTGTCTGCGGGTGACTAAATGTTTGCAGTAGATGAAGCAAGATTAATCACTGGAAAGCCATTTGATATAGGTGTTGGCATTACGCTTTATCAGCCTACGGTTGAGGAAGTGTTAAATGCCGAGGACGAATATCTCAAGGTTCTCAGTTCTTTTACGTCTGAGCCTTTTGATATGCCATATTACTTAGATCAGATGGGCATTGATTTTGAGAAAATAAAGCCGTTTGAGCTTTTTTGCATATTGGTCACTTCAACCCCATTAAGCAGTTCTAAGCTGTTATTTGGCGACTTGGATTTTGAGAAATTCAAACCCGCCATGCAAGGTGAGGATTTGGTACTGGTTCATGAAAGCGGAGCTATCATTGATTCGCACACAAGGGAGCGATTGGCTGATTGTGTAAGGCGAATGAACGGTTTGCCTAAAAATAATCTGACATCGTGCGAAAATAAGTTCACACATGATTTGATGATACGACAGCAAAAGAAAAATATAGATAGAGCGCAGAGAAAAGCTGAATTGTTTGGCGAGAGTTCTCAATATGCAACGCTTGTCTCTTCTTTGGCGGCTGAATGGCATAGCTATGACGCTGTGCTCAAATTAAAGATTGGTCA